TGCGTCCAGAGTGCCAGAGACTTTGATAGTCTTTTGCAGAATCTGGGTGTAGTTACCAAGACGGGTAGTAGGTGACAGGGTAGCGTCCGAAGCATCAGCACCTTCAACAGCAGCGTTATTGGTAGTAGCGGCTGCAAGGCTGTCGGTCTGCCACTCGTGGTAAACAGCCGTAGCTTTGGTCTTGCCAATCGAAGACATGAATGGAGTCTCGGTAGGCGAGATGTCATAGATTACGTCGGTCAAATCTTCACGCTGACCGATTGCGTCATAAGCATTATAAATTGCCATGATTCAATTCCTTATAAAAAGCGTTCAAACACGTTAGCTGCATCCCTAACACTACCACTGGATTTAGCCCGTGACTTAAGTTTCCTAATTTCCTCAGAATTACTATCCCTCGGCTTAGAAACACCCGGCTTAATAGCCTTGGGAGCCTCTGAAACCTTCTTAGTAATTCCCGGCTTTGCAGACTGTAACTTGTCGTACTGCATAGCCTTGTATAACGTCAGAACGGCTCGTGAATCAAACACATTAGCCAGTTCATCATCAGAGAATCCTAACTGCTTACCGTAGGTGCGAATGTCCTTACGGATATTCTCGCCCTTAGACGGATCAGCAAAATCAGGTATCGCAGCAACTAGCTTCTCAGACTCAGAGGCAACCATCTGCCGCATCTGTTGTTGCCTGTCATATTCCTGCTGGTGCGAGATTCTTTCCCGTTCAGCACGAACCTGCGCTAACTGTTTCTCCTTCTGAGACATCTCAGCGACCTTCACGGCATAACCGATAGGATCAGTCTCTTTCAGGTAATCCAGATTCTCTGCTTCTTGTGGCTGGTTCAACATCGACTCGATGATCTCCAACCGTTGCGCGTATTGATCGCGCATAGCCTTAGCTTCTTGAACTGCATGGCGTTCGGCCTCGACAACCTTGCGTTCTTCAGCTACAGCTTGCGATTTCTTGGTGTAATCCGTGCCAAGTTGATAAGACTTGATAAGCTCATCAAGGGTTACCTCCCGTTCTTCGCCAGCGGCTTTGACACGGAATGTCTGAGGCTCCTCTTGCTCACCATCGTCATCTTCTCGTTCTACCTCTGATTCCTCATAAGAGTCCTCAGATTCGGCTTCGCTTTCGTTAGCTTCTGAAGCGGATTCTGGTTGTTCCTTGTCGGAGCCATCTTCCCGGTTCATCATGCTCAAGAAAGCGTTAGCTGCACCTTCTACCGTTAACTCACCACTACCCGCAGGTGTCGTGTTTTGAGTATCGCTCATAAGTTTCCTAAATTATATCGGGAACCGCCCGACTCGGGTTACAAAATCTTAATCCTTTTCTCATCCATCATCTTCTGAGCAGCCATGCTTTCGAGATGAGTTTCAATAGATTCCAGTACCTTCATCCGTGTGTAGGCTTCCTCACGAAGCTCTAACTCACCATAGGTACTGTTTATAATTTTGTTAAGCTCATTGCCCCTAAGATTCTCAAGCACCTCTTGGAACGTATCGTCCTTGAGCAAGTTAATAGCCCACTGCGCTTTATCCACCTGTTAGGCTCCCAAGTTCTTTAATTGCCTTCAAGACAATCTCAGCCTGTTTGTTACGGCTATCCTCGTCTGCCAAGTCCATAGCCAAGACAGCTTGCAATTGCTGGACTGCTAACTGAGCCTCTTTGATACGGATGTCAGCCTGATCCTTCTGGTTCTTCATCTGCATCTCAATGCCCTTACGGGTGAACTCAGCCTCTAGCGTCTGACGTTCCAGATCCAACTTAGCAGCATCAATCTGCGCCTTAGCCTGTGTCTTCTCACGCTCAACCTGCGCCAACAACTGCGCCACTTCTGCCTGTGCATCTGGCGTAGGTGGCTGTGGCTGCGACAACTGAGCATCCATCTCAGGAGTAATCTCGTTCATGAAGGCTTTAGCGTCTTTATACCCTGCCGCCTCAATAAACCGCGCCAATGTGTTACGGTACTGACCAACCGATACCAGAGGATTAGACGGGCCGTAAGCCTGAATAATCTGCTCCTGCTTGGCAAGCATCATCTGGAGCATAGCCAGCTTCTGATCCCGGTCACCAGAACCCAGACCTACGTTAATTGATACATCGTATTCATTAGCCCATGTGCGAGGATCAAACTGCACAAACTTGCCACGCATACGGACAATCTTAGGCTTATCCTGGTACTTGCCCAACAGATGCAGAATGCCTTGGAACAGGCTCTTAACGCCAGTCTCAGCAAAGATACGAGCGATCAACTCCAGCTTGCCAGAGTTAGACTTCATCATCGCAGCAACAGCCGTAGCCGTTACGTTAGACAGAATATCTGGATCAAGACCCTGTTGCGCGTCACTAACACCTGTACGCTTGGCCTGTACCGCATCCATGTACTCCAGCATAGGCATAGCCTGACCGAACGTAGACTGAACCTGAAGCGGAACCAGAGCGTTAGGATTCTTCAGACGGACAATACCGCCCGGTGTTGCGTTCAGCAGGTCATCTAGGTTCACCTGACCATCAACAGCGCCAACCCGGTTATTGTTAGTCAGGTACAGATTATCGAGAGACTGACGAGTAATAGTGGACTTGATAAGCTGGATGTCCATAGTCCTATCTGCCAGAGACTGACCGAAGAACTTATGCGGAATAGGGATAGGGCAGATGCTATGGAACGGAACGTAGTCACAATCTTCATCCTCTAGTATTTCCGACCCGCAATAGACAATCCTACGCAACTCAGCGATACCGTCATCGTTCTCGTCAATGCGTATATAGCACTCGTATACCTCAACAGTCTGCATTGACATATCAAGGGATTGAGTCTGATCTGGCTGCTCTCCGTTATCAAAACGAGCAATGCGCTCGGCAGAGAAGCTAAGATCATCATAAGAAGGTAGCTCATCTACGATGTCTTTATCGTAGCCCATAGCAATCAATTCTGACCTTTGCATGAGCTTACGATGAGCTACAAAAGGAGAGTCCTGAATAGTCCTAGCCGCCTTGGAAATCAGGAACTCCTCGGGAGGAACATTCTCAATCCTTACAGAACCGGACTTCTTTACCCGCTTGACCGTAACGTCATACGATGGAACCTCAATAGGCATACCCATCATATCTACGCCAGCCGGGATCATCTCTACCTTCTGACGGACAACCTCTAGCGACTCATCCGACAGGAGCAGTGTTAGCTCATCTTCAGTCAGGTTCTTGTATTTCTCTTTAGTAACGTCTTCCTTGGCATCCCAGTAACACTTAACGATACCAACCTTTTGAAGCAGGGCATCCTTAAACCAGTTATGCAGGATCAGTAGACCCTCGTTCTCACGGTAGAACACCCAGTTACAGTAATCTGTGGCCTGTTTAGCAGACTCCTCAGAATCAGCACTCTTAGGCTCAAAATAGACAATATCCTCAGTCGTAGTAAAGACTCGGATAAGTTGTGGCAGTGCGCCATCGATAGCCTCAGCTACCTCGCCAGTGACGATCTGGCTGCGTCCTTCTACCTCATTACCATAGGGATTACGGAGATAGTAATCTAGCGCCCTACGACGTTCCTCAACGGTTTCTGTCTCAATGTACCCGATAGAATCATCTATCTCGGATTCAATAATGCCTTTGATCTGGCCTTCATCCATCTTCATAGCAAGCCCTTACAGGAATTTTGCTTATTATACAACCCATTTAGCATTGATAGGCAAATCCGTTGACCATGAATCGTCGCTCTCGTCAAGACCAATTGCCAAGTATCTGAAGGCATCTGAGTAGTGGCTAGACCAGTCATGCAAAGGCTTGTCGTAGAACACCTGCTGCTTCTCGTTATATTCCCTACGATAGTTGCGTATAGCGTCTAGTCCCGGCTTAGTCTTGTGGTCAAACCAGCAACGTGGGAGCAAGCGTCTAACAGCTTGAATACCGTCAGCCACAGACAACCTTGGCGCTACCGTGATGTCTAAGCCAGCCTCCTGCAAGACCTCCTTACGGCTACGTCCTGTGCCTAGCTCTCTTACCTCCACATCGTGCGGGAGTATCTGTGCAAAGCCTTCGTACTTATTGTCTCTGAGCCACGATACATACCAGTCCAAACCGACTCCGTGGTTTTCGATGCAGTCGATAATCCGCACTTCTTTGCCAGCAATTTGGCAAATCCAGAGGCAAGTAGAATCGCCCATACCAAGATCCCAAGCAACAAAAGACTTGCAAAGATCATCCCGGTCAACAGTCGTGATCCTAGACTTGGCTTCGAGATCGTTAATAATCTGACCATAATAACTACCCTCAACCGCTGCGTTAAAGGAACACTCAAACTCCTGCTGATACTTGTCCTCGCCCATCTCCTTGCGAGCGCCCCAGAGTTCCTTATCGTTAAGAATCCCTGTCTCGCTGGCTCTGAACTCCAGTAGCTTCCAGCCTTCTGCTGTCTGTGCGCGATCCCTAAAGTCAGCAAAGTGGTTCTTACCCTTGGGAGTTCCAATGAATAAGCACCAAGTCGGAGCCTCGTCTGAGTTCCTGTCGGCTAGGGCTGGCCTGATGACCTCGTTCCAGATTTTAGGGTTCTGATCTCCGATCTCATCCAGTACAACACCATCAAAGTATTGACCACGCAAGCTATCAGCGTTATCAGAGCCATAAAGACTAATCCGTCTTCCCCAGAAGTCAACCCGTAGCTCAGAGATGTTTGCAGTAGCTCCCAGAGGACGAGTGAACTCCAGCAGATAGTCCCAAGCGACACGCTTAGACTGAGCATAAGTAGGAGCAATGTAAGCAAATCTAGGGTTCGGTTTCTTGCACTCAATGGCAGCCTTTATCAGATGATTGATAGCGCTTACAGTCTTGCCCATACGACGATGAGCCACTACGACCGTAAACCTGTGGTTATCTACTGCCTCATGGATCTTTAGTTGCTGATCCCTTGGCTTGTAAGCAATCTCGATTACTTCTGACATTAGGTATTAGATTCCCTGTTTTCTTTGTAGGAACTAGTGTTCTTGGTATCTACCCAATCATCACCAACAAACTTAGGCTCAATACCGTTTAACCACTTCTGAACAGAAATAAAGCAGCCGCCTCGCTCTCCGAACTTACCGCCATGCCAGCTATTAGGATAAACACGGATAGAGCTTCCAATGACATTCTCAGCGAACCATTCCCCATTACACATAAAGTTAATGTCACCACCTATGTAAACCTCAAATGAGTCTACGTTGGGGTGAATATGAGGCTCTATCTCAGAGTTAGGCTTTACAAGGAACATCTCAACCTGATAGCAATCCTGCCGGTATAAGACAACGCCATGAGTCTCAGCCACGTAAGTTAAGGCATTCAGGTCTGGAGTGTTAATCGGCCTTGAACTTAGCCACCAGTTCTTGAAGTTCTCAAGATCGTCGAATTGATTTACTTCTGCCATGTGACTACGTGCTGTTGAGGCGCACCATCAAGGCCAGTAACCTCAGTCCTAGCCAGCTTAGGTATATGGTACTCAGAGAGCTTCTGGATAATGTCCAATGCCTTATGAGGATCCTTATCAGCTACCTCATTTAGCCATCTATCCATGTTAGGAGCATTGCGCTCT